ATCTATAATAGAGCTTAACTCCATTAATTCAGCAACTTCGTTAGCATCTTTCTTTATGCGGGCAGTTTTCTGAGCACCAGCAGCGCTTTTAGCTCCGATATTAACTTCATCAAGAACTTCAGGAGAAAGAGAGTTATAAAGTGTGCTTGACAAAGAGATGTCCCAATCAGCAGTTAAATTCATTGCGTTAATTAATTGAAGTAAAGTTGAATAAGCAGACTTATCAAAAGTAGCAGAAGCGGCGTCAGTCAAGATAACTTGAGTATCAGTAACTTGGATAGTAGCCGTAGCATTACCTCCGCTGTATGCAGCTTCAAGGACAACGTTACCACCAACAGCTTCTTGCTCTTCTAGTAAGTCACGGGTTTGTTTGATAGTTACAGTCATAGCTGATTCAACAGAAGAATCAGTTGTTCCTGCAGAAAGTCCTAATTTAGCTAGATCACCAGGAGTAGAGTCTTCTAATTGAAGAGTCTTACCATAACCTTTTTGGTTAGCAGTAGCATCAGCATCTACAGTGATAACAACTTTTTCGCCATTAGCAGTAACTGTAGCACCAGTGATTGAGATAGCTCCGATTAGAGCAGCAGCGTTAGCATAAGTGCCAGCAACAACAGTGATAATTTCGTCAACACCGTTGATTCTAGCAGTAAATGAAGCACCAGCATCAGCAGCATTAGCTACGTAGTCGATACCTTCAACGCTAGGTGCAACTTCAGCAGTTTCTGAAGCAGAAAAAGTCACAGTGTTTCCGCCGATTCCATATTCTAAAGATCTGATTGTCCCGTAAGATGTAGCAAGAGCTAAAGTAGCTCTAGTTGAAGCATTTGTCTTATATATGTAAACCGCTTGAGCACCACTTGGGATGTTACCGTCAGAAGCAGGGGCAAATAGCATGCTCATGGCATCTACTATCGATCCAGTCCCATATTTTTCTCTTACTTCAGCGATTTGGTTCGGTGTATATACATTTTTAGAGATATCAGCTTCTTCACTGCCAGATCGGCCTCGCGTTGATTCTCCGAAAATAGCAACTAATCCCGTTGGTCCCAATGGAAAGCCACCGCTAAGATCAATATTAGTCTTAGAGTACGCACCGGGCTTAAATATAGTTGCACCGTTAAATGATACATTAATTGCCATTTTGGCCTCCTAAAATATATTTTATATTTACTCTCCACATATTATAACACACCCAATTCCTTAAGCTCACTTTTCATAAGAAGTGATTTCTTAAGTTCAGGGTACTCATCTTTAAACATCTGCCACTTTATCTTGGCGTCTTCTCTGAAATACCCCTTGATTTCAACTATAGTCCCATCTTCTAGCTTAAAATCTGGAGTATAGATCTTCCCATTAGATAACTTAAATGATGGCTCGTACTTCCATTTGATCTCTTTACTATCTAGCCATTTAGCGTACGAAACTTCCCAAGATGATCTCATATCAATACAGCCATGTGCCCCATTGTACTTAAAGTCACTCCTATATTGCTTATTCTGCTTACTCGCAATCTTAGATAGTTTAGCCTTAGTCTCATCGCTATGCTTCTTTCCGAGAAGAGGGTGTTTCCCACCATTGCCTATATAACTATTATTGCTCATTAATTTTTTAGTTTTACTTGAAACTTTTTTATTCTTGTGGGTTACAGAAGAAGCACATGACCTGCATAATCCAGAACCTAATCTAGATTTTCTCTGATACCCGCGATCAGCTTTACATAGTGTGCAGGTCATCTTATATAAGCGTCTAGAACTTTTATTATCCTCCTGATTAACTACGTAATCATTAAGATCTATCACAGTTTAACGCCGTACAGCTCTAAGGCCTTGTCAAATTCCTCTAATGTCGCTTCCCCTATGATTCCTCTAGCGAGAAAGTCAGCTTTCAAGATCTCTTTCATGTGTTGCTTAGGGATTCTGTCTTTTCTTTGGTGGTACCAAGAGTCGAAGTTAATCTTCTTATCTTTGCTCACAGGAGCAGCTTTTCTCTTAGCTTCTTCCATCTTTTTAATCTCTGCAGCGAGATTTGCTTGTTTTTTAGCTTTTTTCTTAGCCATATTCTATCTCCTTATTATATAGAGCTACTATCACTTACATTAGTGGGTCCATCTCCAGATGCATTTTCAGCTATGATGCCATCTCCAACGTCCCCAGTAGTATTATCTGCATTCAGATCTATCTCTAAATCAGGAGCAATATATTCTTCTCCGTCTAAGTAGTTCTGAACAGTACATCTGAACCTGATCCATCTAGACCAAACATTATCAGCCATATACTTACTCTCTTTGTTGTAGTCAGAAGCACGAAAAGTAAATAACTGTAATCCTAGTTTTCTACCTAGGATCTTCTCTTTATAGAAAATATAAGTCAAAATATAGTACATCCAAAGAACATGGTCTTTAGATTTGTCAGCGTGAACACCTATATCTAATGATACAGTTGAAACACCAGTTTGGATATCGTAGTCGGCTCCCATACCCCAGTAGTCACCAACTGCAGCCTTTGATTCATCTTCACTTTCATCTGATAGGTGTATTGAGTAAGCTGGTACTCTAGTTGGATCAAAGGTCCACGCTTGAAGTACTGGTAATTTTGTGCCAGTAAACCAATTCCAGATCTTATCTATATGAGCTTGCCCGTAAGATGCCTGCATCTCAGGGCATAAGTATTGAGCAAATATACAGTCAAACGCTTCACGGTTGTTCCTAAGATTCTTAAGACCAGTCTGAACCATTCTCTGTAAAGCGACTTCTGGAATAATGAATGCCATTAATATATATCCTCATACCTTCTTATAGTATCTATTATAACATCATCTAGCCTCTGTTGCATTCTGGCGTTGATGGCATGTAAAGTTCTGTCCATATTGGCATCTGTGCCAGGATGAACCCATTTAGCACCAGGGTCTTGTTTACTTGAGGCAGTTCTAAAAGCAACAACTGGCTCAGTGCTCTTTTCTCTCATAGTAGAAAACGATTTCCTAGCGTTATTGATAGCTTGCAAAGCTGCGAACGTACTCATGCCTTTCATGGCATCAGGTGAAAGACTAGTATTTAACTTCTCTTTCATAGCATCACGTTCTTTCTTTGCTGCTACCCTAGCTTCATTTATACTCTGTAAAGCAGCTTCAGTAGTAGCATTTAGCATGCCGCCGCCTGTTTTTGCACCCTTATCTCTTATGGGGATAACCTTATATTGAGAACCATCTTGGGCTATTTTTGCATTTTTAAGCAGCTTTGGAAGCATTGGGAACGGGGGTTCAGAGAAATCTCTTCGACCAGATTGAGTATCTACTTTGAATTCATGGCCGTTCTGCACAACTTTAACTTCATTTATGAATTGAGCTGATTTAGCATCTTGTCCAGCTCTAACGGCCTCTTCAGTAGCATCAGCCAATATATCTATGGCTATACTCGCTATCTCTCTAGCAGCATCGTCACATATAGAATCTATTACTGGCTCACTCAGGTTCTTGAATCTAAGGCGTTGACGCAGGCCATCTATCTCGTGGTTAGCGTCCAACATCTTTAAGTGCCTTTTTAAGTTTAATCAGTGATTTGTGGAGCTTATGGTATTGAACATGCTCTTGACTATCTTCAGGGTCTTCACCTAAAACATCATCTTTTCTATGTGGTTTCATGCCTAATTTTTTAGGTCTTTTATCATAGGTATTCTTTTGATGTACGGGGGTATCTTTCTTTTCGCCCTTAAGATCCTCACTTATAAATTGTAATTGACGTTTAACTTCTTGTTTAACTTCAGTATCATATAAATGTTGATATCGTTCATTATTTTGATCAATTTGACTATCTTCTAGTAATTTAGTTAATCCATCCGACCCAAGCATATTATGTAGCTGATGTTGCAATCTAGATTTTAAAGCACGACCCTCCTTATCGGTCAATTTATCCTTATGTTCATCTAAGAATTCATTCATTGTATTCATCCGCATTTCTGAAGATTGATAATGTGGGTCATGAAAAACATTTTTTAAGCTATCAACACCGCCTATTTTTTTTACCGCATTCTCAAAATCATTGCTGACTGTTTTGAGACCGCTTTGTATTGCCTGATCTTCTGGGGTATCCATTGACATTGACTTTATATTATGTTTTCTAGCCAACTGATTAACTACAGAATGGATCATATGTTGAGGATCGTCATGGCCGAGATTAAATTGATCTTTAAGTTCTTTTGTTGTGTGCCCAATATGGTCATCATCTAGAAGTGGGCCATGCATATTAGTGTGGTCATCTATCATATGGGCAACATAGTCCCCCTGAGTAGCTGACACTTGATTATCAATAAAATCATTCCACTCTTCACTTGTATCATCGGCATCTTCACCAAAATGGCCTGATGCATCCGCTATAGCATCATCATGAGCAACAGTGTGTGCGTCCTGCCAATATTTATCTTTGAGACCTTCCCATGTTGCACCTTTAATGCCGTTTTTAAACTTACTTGGTGTCCCAAAATCACTCTGTATTTCGTCTACATGCCAATGGTGCCCTTTTGGGTCAATTCTAGCCCAACCTATCTGATTAGCAATTTCACCTGGTTTATCCTCTGTTCCATCGAAGTGATGCTGATTTAGCATTATATTTTTAAGTGAATCTTTAGTTTTTGGATGTAGTTTATCTAATTCATCATCATGCATTTTAACACTGATAACATGCTGCTCACCATCTCGATGTTGTTGATAACCATTTTTAAACGGAACTACGGTTACAGTGGCCTTTCTTTTAGGTAATTTCTCTATATGATCGTCGATCATTTCAGACGTAACTTTACCTTTCCCATCACTAGGAACATGTCTATTTAAAAAAGACTTGTCATAGCCTAGTTTCTTTAAGTCTTGAAAGTGTAAATGTTCTTTACCAGACTCTTTAATAGCACCTTTGATGTTGTAAAGCTGATCCATATGTGGATGTATCTCTATCTCATGGGTACCAGTAGGTATACTAGTATGAGTATCATGGATATGACTATAGTCTTCTTTTTTAGGTGGATTATCGTCGAATTTCTCAAGCTTCCATTGACCGTTAGGTAGGATCTGCGTCTTATAGAGCATTATTCCCCCTTGTTCTTGACGATCTTGGCTCTCATATCACTAAGGAAGTTTGACTTTTCCATGTCGGTCCATTCTTTATCAAATGTGATAACGATGTTACCGTTGGCACCGATTCTAACAGTAGGTTTTGGTAAATACATGTAGTGAGTATCATAAACCTTTTCGCTGTTAACTGGTCTAGTTTGATAAGCTTCTACGGTTGTAGGTTTACTATTTAGCTCATCAACTTTAGCTTGTAATTCTCGTAGTTTTGCTTCAAGCTGTTCAACTTCATCACCAGCTTGTTGAGCTAATTCATTATGCTTATCAGCAACCTGATGAACGGCATCTTCTAACTTATCAAACAGCTTCATGATCTTCTGTTCTACCTGCTGCAGATCAACTGCGTTACCCTGTCTGATCTCTTGACGTACATTATTCATTTCTGTGTAGATATTCGCTAAGTTGTGTCTCTTATAGTTCTCAGAAAGCTCGTGTAACCCGCCGAAAATAGCATCATCAGGTAGGTTTTCTTCGTCTAGAAGATCGAATACATGTTCATCTTCATCGGAGTACCATTCAAATACAGACATTACGTCTGCACATAGTTGAGGAAGTGATTTGTTGGTGAATTGGTGAACAGTTTTATGGCCATCGTTGATGCGGCCAGAGTAAACATCAGTTGTGTGCTTACGAATGCTGATTGTGTAACCATCTAACGGAACCTCTCTGAAGTCTTCATCTTGCATGCCATCAACTGCTCGTTTAAGGAATCTGAAACAACCATTGCCTATTAACCTAAGTGCATCACCGTGACTTACATCGTAAACAACATCGCTTCTAGCTCCGCCGCGGATAACGTTCTTCTCTAATTTCTCTAATACTAATAGATCTTTAAGCTTACTCTTCTTAAGTGAAGAGTGGGCGTACATCTCAACGCCTTTACGAGAACAATCTCTAAGGTCCCAATCCAATAAAGATCCTAGGTCAACGAACTGTAGGTCTTTTAACTCCTCGGTGTCCTTAACTTTTCCTTTGTATGAGTCAACTACGAAAACTTTAGCGTCGTTGCCGTTCATCTTGAAATGACCAACTTCTTCCATTCCATCAGCAACTATTCCAGCTTCTTCTCTTAACTCTCTATGAGCCCCTTCATCGAAATCTTCATGTCTCTCAACGTGTCCGCCGGGAGTTTGCCATGTTCCATCGCGGCCTTTGCCTACAAGAATCTTGCCCTCTGAGTCAGTTACTATTACACCAGCTCCACGGCCACTGTAATACTGCTCAAACGACTTCTTCATATCTTTTTTCTTTTTCTTATCTTTGTGGCGCTTATGGGCTTTTTCATTCCAGCTGCCACCTCTATCTTGGCCTGATTGTTCTGGAGCATTTTTACCAGGGGATGAGTATTTTGCAGCTATTGATTTAGGCGGTCGACCCCTTGAACCGGGATCAACATGCTTCCCATGAAGGATAGCCTGCATCATTCTAAATTGTTTCTTACTAACCGCTTTCGGCATTCTTGCTCCAAATACTCGTTTACTTACATATTATATCTCAATATGTGGCTTAACTAATTTATTACTCTTTTTGAGGTTTTTAAAGGCCTCCAGGTGACATAGGTTCCAAGGCACATGTAAACCACTCACATTCTTACCCTGTAAAGGTACTATATGATCTACGTGGTAGCCTTTGGGACAAGTTCTGTATATGTCTTTAATTTCTTGTAATTGCTCTTTCGTGAGCCATTTCGGGGTAGCATTTAACTTAGCTGCTCGCCTTTTGGCTGTCTTAGCTCTATATAGGTGAGCATGGGTTTTGGCTCTTTTTTTGTGGTAAGTGATGCGGTGCTCTCTGTTGTCAATTCCCCACTGTTTGCGAACATCATAGTATCTCTCTGCTAGTTCGTCTTTATTTTCGCTGTACCAAGTGTTATCCCTGCATTGTTTAGAGCAAAATTTTTGTTTCTTAGATATAGTACTGTCATTGAATTCTTCTCTACAGCATAAACACGTGTTGATCCTAACCTCGGTTCTCATTTTTCTGTTTACTATTTTAGACGCGCAGCTTCTGCATCTTGTTGAATATCTACCACACTCTGTGCCGCAATCTAAACATTTAGACTTCACCTTTGCTTTCCACTGTCTCTTATACTGTGTAGCACAGGGTTTACATTTACCGGATACGTACTTTTTACCGGTAAGTGGAAAATTATCTAGTGACTTAGATATCTTACAGATCTTGCATGTTTTCATAGTTAGATTATACTTAAGATTCTTCATTGTCTGGTTTAAACAAGAAATCGCGCTTTACAAGAACTTGTTGCGGCAAACGTCTCGCTTGCTTCTGTCCGTCAACCATCTGTTGAGTTGCTCTGATTTCATGTAGTGTTTGGAGAACATTATACACAGGATTTGCCGTATAAGTTATAGAAAGCACTTCACCTATCTCTTCTATATCGTTATAGGTTGGTTCTTTACCGGCAACCCACTCTATCTCACCGCTTACTATATTAAAATCAGTACCTTGCACATATTTCTTGATAGCACCATCAACTATAGATGTCATATCACTGACGTTTATTATAGGATACTTAGCACCTGTTCTATTGTTTGTATTCGGTTCATATTCTTTTAGATCGCTTAATCTTATCTGAAAATCAGGACAGGCTAGCTTGTCAAACACGTTGAAATCAGCTTGAGTTCCATCGGGGTATTCTGTTGGGAAACTTATAACAGCAGTTCCTATCTCCCAAACACCTTGTATCTCAAACATCTTCTCTAGTGTATTGTTGGAGAAAGTTCCCCAGATCTCCTTCTCCTGAACATAAAGTATCTGACTTCCATCACAGAAAGGGCACTCTGGATCATGGTTGTTGTCGACTAATCTCTTCATATTTGGACAAGGAGCCGCTACCTTGTGTGTGAACCTTATACCGCGGTTGCTGGCTAACTGATCCCAAGATTCACCTCTGATACTTACATCAGGGATATAAGTTGGCATCGGTGACTCGTAAGTATTTGGGGGATTTGGATAATTCTGGTTTGGCTTATCTATCGACATCTATGCTCCTTAAGCTTATTTTACCATAAAAGAGCTATGTGAGTTAACTAATCGTGAAGCCCAAACTTCATCCGTATAATCCTCTCTTGTCTCGGGGAAAGTTTCTTAAATGATTTTCTTAACTTATCTGCCAGATCGGCATTATCTACACTCTCTACAAACT